TTGCTGGGTAGTCACCGTCTGTGATCTTGGTCACAGTGGAACCGTCGTAGTAGAAGGCGTCGGCGGTGGACTTGAACACGAAGCCCACGGTGCCTGCTGCAACGTCTGTCTGGATGAAGTCGAAGGGGAGACCTGGAACAGTGACTGGCATGGCGGGGTATCCTTTGAAGATCAGTAATAGCTCTTTACAACTATTGTCCCTGTGGCTGTTGCAGATGATGGCGTACCGCTCATCTGGTAATACATCCACCCGTCGTTCATGTCGTTGATAAAATCTGCTTTTGTTTGTAAATCATCAGTAGTTATCCACCCGATAAATGTACCATTATACTCAGCTTCATTGGCCCCAGACACTTCTATGTAACGAACCTGCGATAGGTAATAAGCTCCGACGGTAAGTCCTATGTCAGCAGCAGCAATACGAGCAACGCTTCCGGTAGAGGTGATTGAGATACTCGAATGTGAATGCTCGCTTTTAACCGGACCTATTGTGTAGGCTCCAGCAAAACCATAAGGAGTTGTTGGAACGGCTGTTTGTGCGGGAACATATCCAGCACTCCAGTCAATTCCAGTCTGACTGCCTAAATATCCGTTGTCTGCGTAAATAGTTCCAGATACGTTGTAAGGCAGACTCGTTGGGTAAAATCTGTAAACTGTATATACAGGGGTAGGGGGAACCAACGTCTGAGAGTCTAGCAGCCACACAATCAGTCCCCGGGCCGCAGCAATAACTCTTTGAATACTTTTACACGCAGCTGCGATACTTGCAGCTTTCTGACTTAACACCTGATCTTTGACGGGGCTTGTAGTCCTGACCGACATGGTGCAATAATGAGTAGAGTAATCGTCATATGTGGTACAGGCAATCATGTAACGACTGCTGCCCGGTGGCGTAGCACTCCAGTAAGGATCGTCTGGTCCGGGGACGGTTGGAGGATTCTCGACCATAGCGTACCAGCCATCAACCTCATCGCCTATATCCACCAGTATCGGAAAAGTGAGTTCATCATCCTCAACCGAAACTACCGTTAAGCCGCCTGAGTCTGGCCAGATGAATACACCTTGACCTGGAGACGTTCCGTCGTAGGTGAGGGTCAGCCCTGGTCTCCGCGCCACGAGGAGCTCTATCTCCTTCTCCAGAAACACGTTGGTTCCCCAGGAGTCGGAGTCCCGTTGCTCCGTGTCGGAGATATTGGGGGTAGCGAGTGAGAGTCTCATATCCGGCGCACGATGCTGAGACCTGCATCATAATAATTACCAGCCAATGCACACACAGGATCTGATGCCGTGGGACTTCCAGTGCTGTAAGACATTTTCATGTTCAGATAGACGTATGCGCACACAGTCGAAACTCCGTAAATAAACGAAACATCGGTACAGATTGTGTCGTTGGCTACAGAAATTACAGCATCTTCTGGATTTTCCAAAACTGTCTTAAATATGTATCTGTATGGGTAATATACGACATAATTTGTAGCATACGTCTCAACCAGTCCGCCCAAATATGTGTAAGTATGTGTATGCTGATAGGAATATCCGGGACAGGCTTTTAACAAATAACGCAATGCTTGTCTTGCTGCTGCTTTTACGGATGCAGCCAGTTTTGTTGTGCAAAAACAATTTGTGCTTCCACTGGCCGATGTATATGCGTGCGCCGCCCAGTTGTCTGGATCGTTGTCAACAATAGCGGAAATTTCCCACAGTGACCATGCTTGATAACGTCTGCTGTCAGGCTCATCCAAACTCCAATAGTCGTCATCCGGACCAGGCGGAGTCGGAGGATTCTCCACCATTGCGTAATAGCCGTCGATTAAGTCCCCAATAGCTACAGTGACTGGGAAGGTCAGCTCATCATCTTCGACAGTAACAATCGTAGAGCCTCCGTATTCCGGCCAGATGAAGACTCCCTGCCCAGGCGTTGTACCATCGTAGGTCAAGGTAAGTCCAGGACGCTTGACAGCCGCGGTCGGAGCTTCCGACTCAAGCAAGATGTTAGTCCCCCAGGAGTCTTTCTCACGCGACTCGTCTCGGGAGTCATTGGCCACAAGCAGCGGAGTTTTCATAGCGTGAAGTCAGCTCCATCAACGTACAGCGTATCGTTGCGGATGCTGACCTTGGCAGTCCCGTAGATCAGGAGGCCCTGGCCCGGGGAAGCTCCGGCGGTGTCGAGCGTCAGCCCAAACCGCTTGCGGGTGCGAGTGCCCTCGACCCACATGTTGGTGAGCCAAGCCCCCTTGGTTCGCGCAGCATCGCGAGTGATCGACTGAAAGATCAGCGGGGTACGGACGTGTTTGCTGGCCGGAGTCTCCACAACTAGCGCATCCCCTGGGTGTCGACGGTGAAGTAGGTGCTGGCCTCCTCCACGCTGAAGTCGAAGCAGGCCTCGAGGTGAGCCTGCGACTTGCGCTCGATGTAGTCCAGCTTGTCCAGCTCGACACCGTCCTCCAGGCCCATCTCAGCGGCCAGTCCCCACTTGAGGGGAAGGAGCCACTCGGCGGGAAAGTCGAAGTTGTCGGAGCCAGCCACCATGTCGAAGAAGTGACGCTGGGTCTGTGCGTGGAACGTGTAGCCGGAGATGGCTGGGACATTCAGCAGGTAAAGGGTGCCGTAGTCTCTGCCTGGGTCGTAGTAGAAGTCGACCGGGACTCCAGCTTGTCCTTTGGGACTGCGGATGTTGTAGTCGGAGCGGGCGAGTTGTCTCAACTGAATGTCATTCCCATCAGGATCTCGAACGAAACTGCTGTCGAGAATCTTGAGCGGACGGTCGGCGGTAACGTCGCTACCGCTCGGTCCGATGGTATAGTCGTAGTCTCCAGTTACCAGCGGAATCTCAACCGTGTCCGTGACCCAAAGGGCAAGACCCTTTCGAGCCCAGTTCTTCACCATGATGTTGAGAGCCTGGGAACGATTCGTCTTGTCCTCAGCGGTAAGTACTTCGCCGGCTGCCAGGTAACCAGTGACCCGAGCCGAAGCGTCCAGGATCTCGTCCCTGGTGAGTGTAAATGTGGTGGTTCCTGATACAGCCACGTCAGACTCCTAGAGGGTTCGGTGGGAGGGGGATGGCCTCAGCCTCGGCGGTGAAGGTTGGTTCGACTGCCGGGCGGTTGATGGCGACGGGGAGACTCTCCGGGACGTTGCGCACATAATCCTGGGGATGGCGCGGTTCCCAGTGCTCGGGACAGACGTAGAATCCATCCCAGGTTTTCTTGAGGGTACTGGCCTTGCGCTTCCGTCCGCAGGAGTCGCAGATGGCGTTGTTGTCGCCTGGGGAGTAGTGGTCTGCACGGCCCATTGGGGATTCCTTGAACAGGGAATGCCGAGATTGCGTGTTCGCGCAATCCCGACAAATGTAACAAACTGCTGTGATTAAGAGTCAGCCGCCGGGAGGACCGTGCCGGGAGACTTGTCAGCTGTACGACTGTGCCAGTTTTGTCCGAAACGCAGACCGGAACCGGCTGTCACCAACAGGGAACTGGCGTAGGTGGTGTTGGCCAAGCAGAAGTCCTTGTTGCCGTCGATATAGCCGACATGAGTCGAGGTGTCGGACGTGATCAGGAAACCTGTGGCAGTGCCAGCCGCATTGACCAAATTGAAGATGTTGTTGAGCAGCAAGAAGTTGGTGGCAAACTTCGTAGTGGCGAAGATGAGTACCGCACCTGCGTTGGTCGTGCGTGCCGAGTAGTAGTTGTCGCTGATCACAACGCGGTTAATCGTGCCCCGGAAGTTGACCATGTTGCAGACACCGGAAGCCGCGAGCAGGAAGAAGCGGTTCTGCGTGATGCGCAGACCGTCGTTCGCGGAAGTGGTTGCCGACAACTGAAAGATGTTGAGGAAGTTGAGAGTGGCGCTGGTGTCGCGGACTTCGCACGAATCGAAGTTGAAGCCAGTTGCCGTGGTCAGGTCGAAGAGGACTGCAATGTTCAGGAAGTTGGCGACGAACACGCAGTTGCAGATCGACACGTTGCTGGCGCTTACGACAATCTTGGCGGTGTTGGCGGTGGTCAAGGTGAAGGTCGGACGGTTGTCGCCGGTGCCAAGACCGAGAATCGTGACGCCAGCCTTGCTGATTGCGAGTGCGGTTGCCGAAGCGATGTTCTCCGCGTGGCCCTGGCCGACGATGATGATGTCACCACGACTGGCGACGCAAACATCGAGCGCCTTCTGCAGTGTGGCGAACGGCTTGCTGAAGGTGCCTTTGTTGCCGTCACTGCCGGTACTTTGACCGGCTGCGAGCGACGCTCCGTTGTTGCTGACGTAGTAGACCTCTCCGCGTGCCTGCGGGAAAACCAGCGGCATACCGAGGACGGACAGACCAGCGGGGAATCCGCCGGGAAAGGTAGAGACGCGACCTTGAGAAACGATTGAGGGCATTAAAATCTCCTAGCTGTGGACCCCGGAAGGGCCTGCTTGAGGACAGGCCACAGTCCGGAGATTTTTGTTTAGCACTTGCGAGCAGGTGCGCGCATCGGTGCCGGGGACTTCTTGGCGGGTTTCTTACGAGCTGCCATGTTACGGTCCCTCGGTGCCGTAGATCGCGCGAGGATCGACGATGCCGCAGGAATAGCGCTCGTAGCCGAGGGCCAGGGCGTTCTTCGTGTTGAAGTCGTTGTCGCGCTCGAAGGACATGGCTTCCCGTTGCAGGAAGATCAGGCCCTTGCCCTTGCTGATGTTGGTACGGACGAACCAGGCCTTCGGGGAGGTGAAGTAATGATTCAGCTTCACGCCGTCGGGGAAGATACCGAGGTGTCGGATGGCGTTGATATCGTTGTTGGCGGTGCCGACCTGGAGGGTGGTGTTGAGGATGCGGGTGGCTTCGAACCAGTTGGCCGGAGCAACGTGCAGGCTCTTGGGCATCAGGTTGATCAGGTTGCCGCGATCATCCGTGGCCTGCATGATCTGGATGCACAGGTCCTCGATGGAGGCCTCGCTCAGATCGGCAGCAACGGCGAGCTTGTTGCTGAAGGTTCCGCCAGAGGTGTTGGGGTGGTCGGTGGCCAGCAGGGTCTTGCCGTCGGCGTAGGTGTAGCTGGCATTGGTTGCCCGGTTGTACAGGGCCGCTGCCACCCTCTCTTTCGTCTGGCGGAAGGCACGAGCGTTGTTCGGCGCACGGCTGCCGGAGACCTCCATGTAGAGGTTGTCCATCAGCTCTTCGTGCGTGACGATGTAGCCGAGGGCATAAGCTGCGTGCACGAAGCGGGAGATGGGACCCTGGGTTTCGGTGTCATAGACAGCCGCAGCACCCTGGGCCTTGACCGGGGCCAGACCGTAGCCGGTGACTTGGACGAACTCTTCATAGGCCTTGTCACTGGTGTCGGTGTCGTACAGATCCGTGTATTCGGTCGAGTGCTCGTTGTAGGCACTCCCCCAAATGCCCTTGACGCCGGGCCAAAGCAGTTTGGGGTGATTCGAGGTGCTGATAACTCCAGCCATTTTGATGCTCCTTGAAGTTGTGAGAGGTTAAACGCCGGCGCTCGTACCGCCAACTGAATTGGTGTTGAGCATCACCCAGATGTAGGCGTTGGTGCCCGGCGAGGTCAGGTCGTTGTCGGCACGCTGCGGAGCGCCGATGATCTTAATCGGCAGGGTGGAGGTGGTCGTGGCCGAGGCTCCGTTGATGACGGTCTTGCAGTTCGGCGAGGTCAGAGTCGGGGCAACGCCAACCGCCAGACCGGTGTTCTTGTTGAACGCGGTCGCTGCGATGGTGTCGGTCTGGGCCTCGTAGATCATGTGCGGATCATCGCAGACGTAGGCGTAGTAGTTCTTCGTCTTGGTGGCCGGGATGATCATCGCTCCGAGGTTGTCGGGATCACCGCCCAGGGGAGCGACTTCACCGTTACCAGCGGCGACGCCGAAGCCAACGATGACTCCGCGAGTGTTGCCGGAGGTGGCAGTTGCTCCACGCGTACCGAAGAGGATGACAGCTGGTGCGCCGGTGACAAGGTCGCCACCAGCAACTTCAACGACAACATCGCCGACGCTGTAGGCGATCGTGTCAGTGCTCGGGATGTAGTAGAGTCGGGG